AACCAGCAATAATTAAAACTGCTGATGGTATAGACTTTGAATCTAAATGTAAATAAAGAAGGTCATAAATTTCTTTAAATAGATGAGAAGGGCCGTGATCTAAATTTTGTATGACCCATTTTCTCATGCCATTAAAGTCTTTGTCTTTTAATTTAGCAATTAGGTTTTTATAAGTTTCTTCTTTTAAACTAAAAAGGATACCACTGTCTATTTTACCACGAACAGAATATCTTTGTAATTCATTTATTGTTCTTCTAAAATCAGGATAGTATTTTTGTATAACTTCTGCTAATACCTTTTTATCAAATTGTATGCCTTCATCTTTTAATATAACAGATAAACGATTCATTAATTTTGCGGCCGTTTGTACCTTTTGACCATTTGTAATTTTAAAATCAATTACGGTACAACGACTGTGTAATGGTTCTATGATTCTACTTTTAAAATTACAAGTAAAGATAAATCTACAATTATTAAAAAATGTTTCAATAAAGTTTCTTAATGCTGGTTGCACTGACTCAGCGTTCATATAATCTGCCTCGTCTATGATTACAACTTTATGATTAGCGTCTTTGGTAAGTGAAATAGTTGAAGCAAAGTTTTTAACTTTGTTTCTTAATGTATCAATTTGACGGCCTTCATCTGAACCGTTTATGATAATATAATCTACACCGATTTCTTCACACAACGCACGAGCTACAGTAGTTTTACCTGTACCTGGTGTGCCTGATAATAATAGATTAGGTATTTCTTTTTTATTTACAAACTCAATAAAAGTTTGTTTTAATTCATCTGTAAGAATACAATCTTGTATTCGCTTTGGTCGATACTTTTCAACCCACAAAAAATCTGACATAATATAAACTCCAAGTTAATCATTTTTAATCAATTCGTATTCACTTTCGTAACCACCTTTACGATTTGAAACCCAATCATCTACTCTATCGCTATGGCCCATTTCACTTAAAAATTCCCAAAGTTTATATTCGCCATCTCTTTCATCAAAACATTTTTCAAATTCTTCCATTGAACCAAAGTGTTTGATTATTTCTGATGGTAAAGGTAAATAAGTGAACTTACTTGTAACATTGTGAAATTCTCTCATTAAAACTTTTACAGGTGTTTCTTCTGAATGCACTGTACCGTCAAAAGACCTGGTGATACCAGCGTTACGATCTTCCTCCTCTGGTGTCATTACGATAGGTTTATTCATATTAGAACTCCGAGTCTGGTTCTAATGCAATCCAATATTGAATTGGTTTACTTCTGTTTATAAAATGACTTACTTTAGCTTTAGAAATAGCCACATCATAGTCATCAGAAATAATTTTAAAGTTTTCTGCTTTGAAATAAGCTGTAAATGTTTTATCAGTTTCACCTATATTCAAAGAATAATCGTTAGAAGATTTGTTTTTCTTATCTATAGCTACAAATGAAATCACTTTACCATTACCTTTAATAGCAATATCTGGTAATTCTAATGTTGTAGCGGCTTTTTGTACTTTAGCAAAGTCATCTTTCTTTAATGTAAAACTTACCGTTTTATCTGGTATAGCAATAGTTTTTTGAGGTGATACCAATACCGACTTATCAGCAAAGAAATATTTAATTTCTTGTTTAGTTTTTTCTTCTGAAATGTAGGCATAATTAGCGCCATTAACTTTTAAAACAGGTTTTTCAAATAATTCAACTGCTCTTAAAAAGTGTGATAGACTGTATATACCAAATTCATTATCAAATTTTTCTGTGATTATTGCTTCTGCTAAAATGTTTTTCATAGCAGATATTGTGCTTAATTTACTGCCTGGTTTAAAAAGAATATTATCGTTAATCTCGCTAAAATTCTTTAAAATGGCCAGTGTATCTGTGCTTATATTCATTTCACATTCTCCTTGTCATAGTTTAATAATAATATAACATAATGTGCTGCTTTAAGCAAGTCAGCACGATTATATCCATTTTTTTTACCATACCTACACAAATACTTGATTGCATTGGCGTGGCAAAAATCTTTTCCAATATTTAGCGTTTTGAATAAATCTTGTACTTGAAAACCGTCTTGGCCTGTTGAATAGTGTTGGCCATAAGTTGATTTAATATAGTCAAGAATTTCTTTTACAATTTTATCTTCATTATACTTCATAATATTGGAGCGGACAACTGGTACTGCCCCAATTTCTCTAACTTGGAAAGTTAGAATAATACTTTTATACTATGCCCGCAATTCCTAAATTAACACAACTATAAAAATTTGTCAAGCGTTCCTAAAGGTTTTTTATTGTGTTTATCTATATTTTTTTTATTGTATTTTGCTTTTTCAAAAGTAAAATCGGGTTGTTTTATTTTAATTTTATTTTTAGAATCAGTGGCATCTATCCACTCCAAAGTTGAATCTTTAGGATAGTTTAAAGACCATTGTAAAGTAGAACCTGTTTTCATTAGTTTTTTAGCTTTATCATTTAGAGGATAAATGTATCTAAACATATAACCTTTTATTTTTTTAATACCTTTGTGTTTCATATAATCTGTAGTAAACCAAAATAATTTTTTCTTACCTGAAAACTTGGCGTTATCTACTAATAAAGATTTGGTACTTCTTGGATGTAATTTTTCACCATTATCCATTAAATAAACATCTGTCCAGTATTTCTCTCCGAAATAAAAGTTAGAAGCCTGATAAACATATCCACATTTACCCATTATACCATCTGCCATTGTATAAAGAAAAGAAACACTAGGATGAGTTTTTTTTAACCATTTTATAGCAGAAGATACCATTTGACTTTCTGAATTTTTAGGCATATCTTCGTGCATACACATTTTACCTATTTCATAATAATCTTTTGATTCTAATCCAGGAAATAACTTGTTTATTGTTTGTCTAGGTTGTGTACCCCACCCTAAAGTTATTACACCTTTAATATTATTATCAACAAAAAATCCTAAAAAATGCTTTGTTATAGAAGGCATTACAGGAGAGTAATGAAATTTTTGTATAAATTCTGTTGCTTCAAATCTTGTAATTTTCTTAATTACATAATTAATTTTCATATTATATATAATACCATATCATATATATTTTAAACCGTCAAGCTTGCAATAAAAATGTAATGTGATAAATATAATACATGGCAAATTCCATTATTAACACCACAAGTGTATCAAGTTTACAAGGACACATATCTCACGCTTTGTCTCAATTAAAAGGAGATCAAGTAACTTTAATTAAAGGCACAACTGGAGATGCTAATATATATACTTTAAAAAAATCTTCACCTATTAATTCTAAAGCAATTAAATCATTAGAATTTATGTCTAAACAAAAATTAAATTTAATAAATTACAAAGATGGATTAAAAAAAATACCAATTGAATTACATGAACGTATTGATTTTACTCCTCATGCGGGTAATATTATGAAAAATGGAGAAAAGGTTCCTTTTGGTTACTTAGCGGAAGCAATAGTACAGGCCGCAATAGTTGCTAAATTTACATCAAAAAGAGATAGCTCCGTAACAGTTGCAGATATTATTGCTAAATTAAAAGATTATTTTAATAAACCATCAAACAAAACTATCGAAAGTTATTTAATAAATAAGCCTCCTGCAAAATCTTTAACTGTTAATAAAGCATTAGAATATATAGGAAAAAATAAAAATCCAAAAATAGAAGATCATGTTTTTGTTTATTACGCATTAAATGATGGAGCTTTTAATTGGTTAAAAAGTAAATTAAAAGGAACATCTGTGCCATCAGACCTACAAACTTATTTTAATGATGCTGCCGCTTTTGCAAATAGTGGTAATGTGCAAAAACATTCTGAATATTTTTTTACAAATGGCCGTAAAGATAGAATTGATATAGTTTCATTAGGTGTAATAGGTCAAGGAGAAACTAAAGCGGATATAGGAACCACTTATTATGAAGGATATCAAGGTAAACCCGGTACAGGTAAAAAAACAAACTTTTTTTTAAAATTATCAGTAAAGATAAATCGTGTTACACAAGTAGGTCAACTTACAGGTATTGATGGAGAAGCATTTAGTAGATTAACAAATCATTTTGGAGTAAAATTAAATGATAATGATAAGAAAAAAATAGATAATCTTGCTAGTAAATTAAAACCAAAAATTAATGATGGAAAAATACAAGGGCAAATATACGATATAGTTTATAAACAATTATCAAAAGCAAACTTAAATGGAATAATACAAGGCATAACACATTTTATAGCTTTTACGACCACAGAAGCCAAAGTATTAAGCACTGTGGATATAGGTTCAGGACTTAAAACATATTTTATGAAAAATTTAGAAAATATGGGCAAATCTCTACAAGGTAAAAGAATAATAAGTGAGATCAGAACTGGTGGTGGATTAGGTGTAACTAAACAAATAAAATATAAAGTAGGCGATGATGAATTGTTTTCAATAAATTCTAGGTATGTAGGTGGGACTTATAGGAATTTTATTACTACTGGTGAACTTTTAAGAACTTTTTTATCAAAAGCTTAATACTATAATATATTTAAAATATGACACATGTGGCCGAAAAGTAAAGTCAAGCGATTTCGGCCACTTATAAATCAAAATGATTAAGCTACCTTTTTAAGACTTACAACTTTTGAATCATATGGTATAAGTTTTATCATATCTTCGCCATCTTTTTGATCTTGTGGTAAAAATCCTACAATTTCAAAAGGGTAACAACCGTGTTTTTTCTTATACTCAAAAATTTGATCTAATGAGTATGTTATAAATTTAAAAGTATCAACCATAGATTTTCTTTTTAAATTTGTTGTTCCTTTAGACGGTCTACTTTTTGATGTCATCAAAGGTTGTTTAGTATGTAAGTAATACTTTGAGGGTTTTTTTGTTTCGCCGTATTTAAGTATACCTTTCATAATTTTCTTTTCCTCGTATCCTTCTCCTACAGCCCAATGATAAGATTCGGTTATAGGATCTAAAGTGCCATTAACTTGAACACCTAAATTTTTTTCTAACCACAATGTAGCTTGTTCAGGTAAATACTCTCTATGGTCAAAAGATGTATTTGAAGCGTGTAAAACTTGTTTTACAATACTTCCTTTAGTTTTACTGTTTATTGTAGCGTGACTATCAATATATTCTCCTAGTTTTATTTCTAGGTCAATTTGTGATAAATTAGGCCACCTATTTCCTTCTACCATTTTTGTTAAAGAAAGTATCATTGAGGCTTTGTTTAAAGGTTTTAATTGCCCTTTAGGATTATTACTATCCCAACCAATATCTTCCATATCCCATTTGTCTTTTACTGGTTCATAAATATCATAAATCCAATGTGTTATACCTAAATTCTCAAAAGCTTCGTCTCTATGATTACCTATTGATTTTAATTGAAACTCATACCA